GTTGGTAGCAATAATTTGTTTAGGCTTCATGTTCTGCAAAGCAGAGAAGTCTACTACGTTAGGGTCAGCTAACTTAGGTGCATAGTTGGTAAGGTATACGTTCTCTACAAAGCCACGCATAATAGCAGTAGTTGCTAATGTAGATGGTCGAATCATATCTGCTACAGATAGACCGTAGAATTCGTGTGGAATCTCGAACGGGCATAGTGTAGCTAATGGTACGTAGTCACAATCTTCTTCAAGAAGGACGGTTCCACCAGCAACAATAAAGTGTTTTAGTTCAGCAATACCATCGCCATCACGATCAACTCTCAACCAACATTCAATAACATTTACTTGTCTGTTAGCTTCTGTTTCAAAGATTCCACTTGAATTACCCCCCTGCCAGTACTCTTCACCAGATAGACGTTTACGAGCTGCTTGCTCTTCATTGTAGCTAGCAGCCATATAAGTGCTGCCATCTCCAATATCGTCCCACTCGATGTTCTCTGCAATATCGGGGTAAAACTTTCTAATCTCAGAACGAGTCATCTCAATCTGAATACCTACAAAATCAGCATCATCTAAAGACTTAGCGCCTCTAGAGATACGGAATGCTTCAGGATGAACGTTCTCAATCTTAATTCTTGTCTTGTCATGTTGCTTCTTAAGGCGAACATCTTTGTATACTGTGTTGTATACAGAATTACCTTCCTCATCAGTGGCCAGCTCTTGATCGTAATTAAGAGTACCAATGATCTCGGTATCAGCATCAGACAAAAGAATATCTAAATTCTCTTGACTAATTGAATCATACTCTTCAAAAGTATATTCGTAATCTTCAATAAAGTCCCAACGAACAATACTATTCTTCCATAACAAAGAGGATTTAACCCATGTGTTTAAGATTTCCCATCCAGGATTCTGCTTAAAGATAGTATAGTTAACTAACTCTGAGGCCATCTTAGCATTACTGTAATCAGTAGGCTTAGTGCCTGATGGAATAAACCTAGCTAGTTTATTGTTGTTGAACATAAGTTCAGCTAAGATAGCACTATATCCCTCAATAGCTTCTACAGTATCTGAAGAAACAATTTGAGATACACCCTGAGGTGCAAGGTGCGCTATCGGCATCATACCGTATTCGTATGTAGCCTTCTGTCTTTCTCTTGCGAGGTCAGAACTATTAAGGAAGTCACCAACAGAGTTCATAACTCCTTGGTCGATCATTGCCTTAAGTTCGCTGTCGTCTACGGGTTCTTTATAACCCTGCGTACGTATAGCCATTGTAAACCTTTCTTGGTCATTCATTCAATCAAGCCAACAATGGCTGTTTATTAGGTGTAACTACTTTCTTCCATAACGAGTTACCAGCTATTGACACAAAGGGAAATCTTTTAAGTGTGTTACATCATCATTACCACTTCACCATCGAGCGTATCAAGAATAACCTCAGGCGCTGGTGTGCATATAATTTGTGTATCAGCCATATCTTACTGACTCTAGACATGGTTCTTCTTTTATCTTATTTATTTTCTGGCGTTAAAATCCTTAGGAATCTTTTCACCAATCTTTTCTTTAGGATTAAGAATCTTAGGGGTACCCTGTGGTTTCAGGGCGCTTTTAAATTGATCTTTTTCTTTACCTGTTAAAGGTACATTCATTTGTGCCATATTACTTCTTAGGTTTAGGTGGTTTCTTGTTCTGTGTCTTACGCATGTTGCGTACGGGTAATTCTCTCATTAGAATTGTCCTCTTCACTTTTTAGTTTTAGGTGGGGTATGTGTCAGGATCTTACTTGCTGCCGTATGCTTTTCGCCCGTCATCAAGGTATTACCTTCTTTGTGTGTCTTACCAGTATGTACTTTACCATTTGGTAAGTAATGTGTTTTGTCTTTAGCCATATATATATATTTACCATTTAACCTTATCAGCCCAGTAAGCCGCAGATAGCGGCCCCTTGGCAATATTAGCAGCGTGTCGTGCCTTGAAGGATTCTCTTCTGCTTTTATCTGCATCAGACTCACCTTCAGACTTAGGAGACCCAGAGGTTCCCTGCTCACCAAACCTAATAGTCTTAATTGTATCATTACTTTTAGCAACAACTACATGACTCTTAGTAGGATGGTTGGGAGTTTTCTTAGGCTTATTATATCCTGATACTCCTGCTTTTGCTAGTCTAGAATCTTTTTCAGCCATATTATTTGCCCTTCTTAGCAGTCTTTGCAGACTCCTTAAAGCTTTTAGCGGTTGGGGCACCCTTGGTTCCAGGCTTACGCATCTTCTCTCCAGAGCCTTCAGCTATACGTTTACGTTTAGAATTAATATTGTCGTACAATCCTTGTTTAGTTGCCATAATAATTATACCTTATAACCAGTTAGTTTCTATTTGTTCAAAGCTACCCATCCTCTGAGAGAAGGGTACATTGTTGTTCTTTAGCTTATCGCCATGTGTTCTGATAACTTCAAGAGCAATAGCTAGCGCAATAACGGTATCGTCATTATGACCAACAATAGCGTTGGTTCTGCCAGAGTCATCTGCCACATAATTCATCAGCTCCCCAATAATTATCCTTGAAGGGATCCAGATATCTTCGCTATCAATAGCGTTCTTCAAGAATCCGATAATAGCAGGTTTAGAAGATGAAGTAGTTCTCCATCCAATCCTGTTACCTTCTTCCTTAGATACATTAGCTATCTTAGTCTGATAGTACATATTAACGTACTGCATCTGTGTTAGCCTGTTTAGGGTAGCAATACCCATAGAGTTCGACTCTACGGCTAACAAAGCATTGTTATAGTATCTACCTAGGTAAAATAAAAGATCACCAAACTTAGAGGGATCTATCATGTTGTTTTTGTATACAGCACATACTTCTCTGTTAGCATTAATAACTACAGCAGCAGAAGAATCCTTACCTACTCCCAAAGCTACATCAGCCCCAATAGCAAAGGAATCACCAAAGGTAGGATACTTAAATATCTCTATAGATCCTCTTTCGTTATCTTCCATCATATTAGAGTCGAAGTTAAACTCCTTAGCACCTAATATAGGTTGAGGTACTAGCTTAGAAAGCTTCTCAATATTAAATACACTAGCCCCTGAAACAATAAATGCTTCATCAGCTGTGGCGGGGTACTCTTGACGGAATTTATCTTCGCCACCCTCCGCTATCTTTAATCTTCTCCAGAATAGTTGATCATCATCTAAGTTAAACCTAGTGACTAATATTTCTTCTTTATCACTTCTCTTGAATTCTTCTGGGGCTTTTCTACGGTACTCTTCCATAAGAAACCAAGGAACAAAAATAGCAATATACTCATTCTCTCCTTTAACGGCACCTAACCATAACCTGTGAAAGGCATTACCTACTCCATTAGCAGTACTCTCTAAGATTACTTCTGTACCTTCAGCTTGTGAAATACCTTGGAACATACCAGCAAGAATCTTCTCATCATGAGTCCAAAAGGCAACCTCAGATAAGTGTGCAATAGTTGGTGTAGTTCCCCTTCCTGCCTCTGGCGAACCAGCAGTATACAATCTGTAACCGGAATCATTATGTTCAAACATGATCTCCTTAGCATTAGACCTTTTAAATTTAGGTCTAAACTGCTCAGGCATATTATCAATAGTATTCCTGGACATACTAAACAAAGCATCTGAGGTGGCTGTATCATGAGCCATAACTACTGACTTGTTATATGCATTAAAATAACTCTTCCAAAAAACCCTTCCAGTAGCATAGGTACTTAAACCCATCTGTCTAGCTTTCAATATAATCGCTCTAACTCTACCTGTCTCTTGTAACTGTTTCTCTATCGCTTCATTAACAATATTCTGAGCACTGTTAAACAAGAATGGCTGAAAGCCCTGCGAAGAATCTTTTGGAAGTATTCTTATCTGCTCTTCTGCGAATAACTCAAAGTTATTCTTGTACCCAGCTAGCTTCTCTCTCCTCTTGAGTTCTCTCAGCGCTTCTAGCTTGTCTTTGTTGTTCATAAGTTTTGTGTCCTTAAATATAAAATATATATTTTCTATTAGGAACCGGCTAATCCTTATTATTACATATATAAAGGTAATATTTTGTATTAAGTTTATTTGAGTAAACCTATTATTTTAAGTTTGGATGTTTTCGATAGAGGTTTTGGGGGTACCCTTACTTTGATTTCTGGAGGTATAGAGTTTTAATATATAGAGTTTTAATAGAGAGTGTTGATGGGTATCTGTCTCTGTGTGTGAAAGAATAAAAGATGTGGTTTAGTATACCCCTTCTCTGTTTCGGTGTACCCCCCTTCCTTGTGGTTCGTTGTCTCTCTAGGTCGGTGGTTGGTTGGACGCTCTTGTCCTGTCTTTCTTTGGAGTTCGTTATGTCTTTTCTCTTTAATGCTTTCGGTTTTATCGGCTGTACCTTACTCGGTCTTGGTGCCCTTGCTACCTTGTTCGACTTCCCTGCGCTTGAATGTCTCATACTCGTTTCTTGTGGCGGACTCTTGTCTGCTTCGTCTATAATGGGCTTAACCGCCTTGGAGAATTAAAATGAATGCTAATTATAAAAACACACCTGCTGGTCAATACGAAGAGTCTTTGCACTCTTTAGCTATCGATGTAGGTACTGAGATGTCACTTGCTGACTCCCACTTTGCTCGTAACGAGGTAGCCTTGACTGTGTGGTCTGTCCGTATTAACGACCTTATGGATAACGATAGCCGAGCGCTTCGTTCGTTCCGCACATACGAAGCAGCGGCTGTGTATGCCTGTCAAGAGGCAGCTGCTCGTGGTGTTGTGCTGTTTACTGGTGGTGAGATCCTAGCCAGAGCACTTAGGGAGTTTGATAGTATTTGCCTGACTATAGAGGTTAGCTATGTGTTCTAAATAGCTTTGCTGGTTGCCTTCTACGGAGGGCTTCCAAGAGCGCTATTGCTCGGTTCTAGGAGAATTAAAATGAAAAGATTTGGTAAATTAACTAAGTGTATTATGGCATCTAAATTCGATGACTCTGTGGAGGGTCTTGACTTCCCAGACGGTGGTCTAATACCTATGAGTGTCATCCTACGTTGTAAGGCTTTAGATGTTATGGCTAAGTTCACTAAAGAGAACTACCTTTGTAGTGGGTGGGATGCGATAGGTGTTGGCCATAATCTAAAGGTTTTGGAGAAGTTTGGTTACAAGAGATCTCCTGTAGATGATGTTCTCATCTCTTGGAATACCTACTTTATCACTACTTACGGTAAGGAAGGAGGTAGTCATGCTGATAATGCCGTCAACGACCTTATTAAGCTTCTTGTCAAGACAGGTTACAATGTTGCTCATCTAAAAAGGCATTGCTCGCGATAAGTTGTTTATATAGTACTGCCCATAGGTCTTTACGGAGACCCTTGGAGAGCGCTATTGCTTTACCTGTTCCTCAGGGGTTTCTGGGGTTGGAGATAGTTATGTATCAAGTATGGGCTGTATACGCCAGTGGTGAAGACGAACTGTATGCTGATGGCTTGACTAGCCACGATGCAGAGTATGTGGCGTGTGAGATGAATATCGCTGCCACCGACCTTCCTGAAGGGGAACCTGTCCCTGATTACCGTGTTCTGGAGGTCGTTGCTGACTAATAGCATTGCTGGTTGCCTTCTTTCGAGGGCTTCCAAGAGCGCTATTGCTCGATATTGTCATTACTAAGGAGACTATAATGACCACCGTTACCAGCAACCTATTCCTCAATACTTCTACTGAGGCTCTCTCTGAGATGTTTTGCCCTAAGCGGGTGTTAGATGTACAGCGCCTTCAAGCGCTTCCTGGGGCGCAAGCCTCAAAACCCACTACCGTACTGGGGTTATTCGATATGGGCGATCGTATCATGGTGTCTTGTTCAGATAAGAGGATCAGAGCGATTGTCACTAGGACAGTGAACAACGTTTTCGGTACTACGTTGGCAACCACAGATATCATGGCAAGAATGGAGAAGCATGTGGGTAATACAGCTATCTTCTACTCTTGTAGTGTGAAGGGGAGGAGCTACTCTCCTGACGTCTACTTCATCGGCTTAATCTCTATCTAAGGATCTATCATGTATTTCATTTACCATCGCTTGACCCGTGTCTTAGTAGCGAAGACCACCAACAGTAAGTTGCTTAATGAGTTCTCTCCTAAGCAATACGAAGTAATCATCTACTAAGGAGACTATGATGAAAACAGAACTAAAACGTGTATACGGTACTTGGTACCTTGTGTTCCCGTACAAAGACGACGCGGATGTATGGGGGTTTCTACTAACCACTATTCTCCGCCGTAAGCGCATCAGCTTTGTTAACTATCTCAACGGCTTTAAGCTCATATAAGGAACATTATCATGTATATGCTACTCACACCACTCAGCGAAGACAACATTGGCGTAACACAGGAGGAAATTATAGAGGCTTTAGCAGAATTTGCCTGTAAAGCTGTACTATCGAGAGACCATGTAGGAGTAACTCACGTATTTGCTGTATCAGACCGGTTATTATCACTGGAAAACCTCTGTAACACAGCAGATATAGACGGATGTGTAATAGAATACGTCCATGTGTACGATATGACACCAGAAATAGGAGTAAACTAATGAATAAAGCACAACAAGAAGCGCTACTCAACGCGTATCTAGACCTAATCGGAGCTTTCGAGGAAACTTACGGGAGACCTCACGACTGGGCAGGTCACTTACGATCAATAAACGAGGTAAGTATCGCCTTTAAGTCATTACTCGAAGAAAATGACTGTAATACTAATTTCTTCAGGGAAGTTCTCGACGGTAAAGTGTACAATAAGATAAGGTTCTCTTGAAATAATTACCCAAAGAATACCTCAGGTATAGATTACCCATAAAAAGCTCGTCTGGGTACCGTTCTGCTGTTCTCTGTGTAAGTTCTACACGGTAATTACGGCTGGGAATGTGGCTAGATGAGAGTTTTATGGGTAAATCTTGTACGGGTATCAAAAGTTAAACAAAGAAGGAAACAAAGAATGCAAACTGGAATACAACTAACACACCGCGACATCTACTACACAGTAGAGTGGTACCACCCAGAACACCACTCGCTAGATAAAGCTGGTAAGTTCACAGGGCATTGTCGAGCGACAGAATTGGCTTGGGGACAAGACAATGCGATTGATACCCACGAAACCTACAAGGAGGCATGTCAGTCCTGTATCGAGAGTATAGATAGATACTTAGATAGATACTTAGATAGTTACTTTGATAGTGAATGTATATCATTAGAAAGTGCCTCTAAACGGTTTACCTCAGAGTTATACGCAACAGACGTTAACCTACATAACTCTTATATAAAGCTTCTGAAAGTCCAAGATGCACAGTCTATGGAAGCGCTACAAAGGTTCCTAAACACACTATTCAGGGGACTGAATAATACCTACAAAGGAAAGATATGAAGAATTATTCTCCGATAATATCGGCTTTTCTGTCCGATAATTTAGGATTTTGAAAGAAAGATATGACTATACTAACTCAAATACAACAGATAGAGAACTACCGACTAGCTACTCTGAGAACTGCTCTGAGGCTAGAGATCCGAGGACTACGTATGACTAGTGGACGTACAAGTTATGCGATACTAAAAGACCTAGGCTATAAAGGTTCACGACAGAAAGTACTAGATGACGTTACCACTGACGTAGAGTCAATATTAGCCGGTACCTAATAGGAAGTTTCCGGTAAGAAGTTATTAATAGATAATATTAATAGATAGTTATTAACAAGGAACTATTAACAGGGAACTATAACCTGAGAATATAACCTGAGAGTATTATCTAGAGAGTATTATCTAGAGAGGGGTAGTAGTTACCTCTCTCTCCTAACATATCAAGATAAGGGGAAGATATTATGATAGAACTAAATAAGGGAAGTAACTACCAATCCCTCCTTGACAGAATAACTCTACTAGAATCTACTCTAGAAGATAGAGTTGATGATATAAGTAGGTTAAGTAGACTTAACTCTGAGTTATTAGCTGAGTTATATATCTATAGATCACAAGTTAGTAAGGAAGTATATATGGATATAAGAAAAGAGTTACTAGACGATGATACCGAGTATTGTTGTTATTGTAATGAAGTAAAGAGTACCTTTCAATGTTGTGGAGAAAACCACTTCGAGAGATTCAGAGACATGTGTGATGAACAGCAACTTAGCATACTGGAGAATACATAATGGAAATGAGTTACCCAAAACTAGCAGAGTATATCTCTGACTACATCAATGAAGAACTACAAAGGGATTATATGCCAAATGTAGGTATCGATGCTCATATGATAATGGAAGCTATTGAAGCTTATGAAGGAGGTGCTGCTGACACTTGAACATAGACGGTACCTAATAGGGAGTTTCCAGTAAGTAACGATAAAAAAAGAGAATATACTTATAATATATTCTCTTGTTGTTATTTTATTCTTCGGGTAGGTTTTTCTTAAGACCTTCTTGATCAATAATCTTCTGTAAGTCTTCATCAGACATATCAGATATTCTAGTAGTAGTGTTCTGTTCTATGCGCTGTAGCTTAGGTGCTTGGTATTCTGCTAACATACTAGCATAACGAGCTGCATCTTCAATGTTATCCTCTTGAAGGGCTTGCAGCATAGCCATTTTGATAACATCCAACGAGGACATTTCTGGTAAATCCTTCATGACCTGTGCAAAGTTCTTAGCAGAGAATTTGAAAGCTTCTCTTGCTTGAATATTTGCTAGTCGTGACTGAGTGCTTTTCTTTTGGTTAATCCTAGCTGTCTCTGAAGTTATGAGCTTCAGGTTAGCTAATGAATTAACGTTTCTTGATTTTCCACCTGACATATGGTTCCTTTTTAATAGGGTTTATTCTCTATTAGGTACCATCTAGCGAACTATTCGCAAATTAAACCTTCCACTGAAAGACACAAAATGACTGATTCAACAAACAACACCGGTTCTAACGTAATGATCAAAGAAGTAAAACTCTTTTGGGCTAAGTTAGACAAGCCAGTATCACCCTTCGGTACCGACCAATGGGAATTATCGATCCAAGCTCCTAAAAAGCGTGAGAAAGAATTGGCTATGTTCGGTAAGATTAAGGCTGGTTTCGAACCCGGTACCGTAGCAATCCAACTGAAAAAGAAAGCTTTAAAGCGTGATGGCTCTGATGCTGCTAAGGTACGAGTTGTAGATTGCGCAAAGAAAAATATAGACTCTAAGACCATCGGTAATGGCTCTGTAGGTAATGTGATTGTATTCCAACAAGAATACCAAATCAAATCTCCTAACGGTAAAGTAACTAAAGAAGGTACCTCTACAATGCTAACTGCTGTACAAGTAGTTGAGTTGATTAAATACGAACCAAAGAACACTAACTTTGTGGACTTTGATGAAGAAATGCCTGAAGGTGTTGCAGCATCAACGGAAACAGACGAAGACGTAATGTTCTAAACTATCTAATGCGGGTTTTTCTGGGCGGGGTTGGCAACGAGCCTCCCCGCCTATTTCATTTTCTGTAAATCTTTTGTCTGGAGAATCCAAATGCTAAAACTAACCACAAAACAAACACAAGCCCTTGTAGCGGCACAAGACACCGCAGCAGCCCATTTCTGGGCATACCCCGATGGGGCGTGGCAGGAGGCATTTCAAGCCGTATGGCTAAAGGAGAACACAGGCGAGCGTATCGCTGTGGATATGCGCGGTCTTCTTTGGGGGAGCGAAGACATATGAACAAATATACAGAGTCTCTCTTGAGGTATTTTTTTCTCAGCTAAAGGTTAATCATGTCAATAGATATCAGCTTTCACAACGTAACTAACGTAGACTTCGGATCAGTTAGTGAAAATAATGTAAACTCACAGAGCAGAGAACTTGTAATAACACATGAAAACGGAGAACAAACAACCATCTATCTGTTCGCTGTATATAACTCACCAGAAGCTTTAAAGGTAACTATATGACTAAATCAGAACGTTTCGCCCTAGACCAATGGCTAAGCGATTACCCAAAAGATATGATGTATGAAAAGATCATAGAGCGATTAGATGTACCTAACGAATGGAAGTTAGAAGACATAACTGTAAGAGGACTTGTTGAAAACATTACAACAGAGCAGGTAGCTGAAATTATTAGAGATACTAAGGAAGCGTATGAGATGAGTATAGGATGACCACTGTTACAATCACTGAGACTATAGGAGAAACCGTAACAGGTTGTTATTTTGTATCAGAAGAGACCCTAATATGGGTTAAAATCGAGTGCTTAGAAAGTAATTTCTTTTACGATCAAGCACCTAACGTTATGAACTTGCTAATTTACTTTAGCTAAGGAAAAATCATGAGTATTATGAGCGACCTACACCTAGCAATCCATCAGATGCACATACGAGGAGCAGCAACAGAGGCTATTGCAGAACACCTTGGTGTTACCGTTGATTGGGTCTTAGAAGCCTTATCTATGACGATGTTCGTTGATATGTCAGATGATACCAATGAATAAAAGGAGAACTATATATCTAGCAGGAAGCATGGAGCATGTTTCTATAGAGGAAGCAAGTGGTTGGCGTAACATAGCTAAGTCTATGCTACAAGATCATTATGATATCCTTGACCCATGCCGTAGGTTACATAACTTCGAAACACGTTACATGAAACGTATCTTCGAGTTAGACTTAAGAGATATTCGTGAAGCGGATATACTATTAGTAAACCTCAATGACCCAAAACTGGCTAAACACGGTACAGCTATGGAAGTGTTCTACGCAGCACATACCTTAGGTAAGCCCGTTGTAGCATTCAAAGCAGAGAGTGATCATATCCACCCTTTCTTTGAGTCGTTAGTTACCGAGTGGCGATCTACTGTAGATAAAGCCTGTGAAACCTTGATTGAGGAATATCTGTGAAATTTTTCTTTGTATTGTTGACTCTGATATCATTCTATATGCTATTCACTATAATCTTCAGTAAAAAGAAACTAAAACTTTAGGAACTAAAATGCCATACATAACAAGAGACCAACGAGCAGAAGTAAGAATTGACTACCGAGATCGTATGCCTAACGATGCAGGTGAGCTTAATTATACCTTAACAATAGTCTGTCTAGACTATCTTTCAAATAAAGGAGAGCGATATGCTACAATGAATGATGTAGTCGGTGCCTTAGAGAGCTGTAAGCTTGAGATGTACCGTAGGTTAGTTTCCCCGTATGAAGATAAGAAAATTGAGGAGAATGGCGATGTCTACAGCTCAAACTGATTTCTATGACGAAATAACCTCTAGTAAGTGGTTAAAATCTGCTAACTTATGGTACAATCAACCTATTATTGATGATGAAAAGGAAGAAGTAATGAGAGCTAATTTAAACTACCCTGATCTTGACCCTGAAGCAGAAGAAGCTATGATAGCTATTAATACAATCAATGCAATACAAGACCGACAGAGAGATGCTATCAACCCTGATCATTATAAAAGTGTAGCTGCTGGTAAACAGTATATCGAGTTAATGCAGGATCTACTTGAAGGGTATTCAGGTGTTGAAGCTCATCTATTAGGTCAAATCTATAAGTACTCTATGCGCTTAGGGAAGAAAGATTCTAAACAGCAAGACGCTACTAAAATCTCTTGGTATGCACAATGCCTAGCTAACTACTATCGTACTGGTAAAGTAGAAGCTGGTTGGAAATAAATAAGGAGTGAATCATGAAGGTGTTTGTGTACTTCAACCTACACAAGCGCCTCTTTAGTGTTAAGTCACTAGAGGGCGCTAGTAAAGGTAAAGTTATAGGTTATAGC